AAAACAGCAGGTAGAACCCCCTCTCGGAAGATCCGGGAGGGGGTTCTTCTGTATCAGGGGTACGAAACGGGTCCGAAATAGATCAGGGCGTCGTCGGCCGGCGCCGCGCGAGCCGGTCCAGCGCGTGCCGCAGGTCGGGCGCGGTCGCGGCCTTCGGCACGTAGTGCTTGCGCGTCACGTCCGTCGACGCGTGCCCGAGCTGGTCTGCCGCCGCCTGCAGCCCGGCGACGTCGTCGATCACGGTCGCGGACGTCTTCCTCAGGGTGTGGGTCTTCACCCAGTCGAACATGTCCTCGGGGCCGTCTGGGACGCCGTCGACGAGCACGACGGTGCGCCACGCCTTCCGCAGCTGCGTGCGCACGTTGTGCGTGTTCCTCGGGCCACCGTGCCGCCCGGGGAACAGGAGCCGGTCCTCGTCCTGGGGGAGGTCGAGCGCGAGTTGCCGGACGATCGCCTCGGCGGTGAAGTCGGGGAGCACGACGGTGCGCCACCCGGCGTCGGTCTTCGTCCACGGCTGGCGCTTCGCGTACCGGTCGATGGTGCCCGAGATCGTCACCGTCGGGGGCCGCTGCTCGCCGACGGGCACGCCCTGCTGCCCCCAGGTTCCGAGGTCGATGTCGTCCTCGCGGATGGCGAGCGCCTCGCCGATGCGGGTGCTCGCCCCGAGCATGATGTCGGTGAGGTTCGCGATGTCCTGCCCGCGCTTCGGGCCCATGCGGTTCCCGCCGGCCCAGACGTCGACTCGGGTTCGGAGCTGCTCGAGCTCGTTGTCGGTGAGGGTGCGGATCTCGCCGCGGTCGACGTGACGGAGGGTGGTGTCGCGGACCGGGTTGAAGTCGATGGCGTCGTGCTGCGCGGCGAGCTTGAGCATCCCGGACAGGACGACGCGGCAGTGCTGCGAGCTGGTGGCGCCGGGCACGGCGCGGATGAACCGGTCGAGCTTGCCGACGGTGACTTCGCCGATGCGGATGCCGCCGACGCCGGGCACGATGTGCACGCGGATGAGGTCGCGGTACCCGTCGATGGTGCCGGGGGAGAGTTCGTTCTCGGCGACGCGTCGTTCGATCCAGAGGCGCGCGAGGTCCTCGAGGGTGGTGTCGCGGCTGATCTCGTCGACGTGGTCGGTGCGCTTGGCGCGGTCGCGGAGCGCCTCCTTGAGGGCGCGTTCGGCGGCGGCGCCGGTCTTGCCGTAGCGCTTCACGCGGCGGGTGCGGCCGTCGTGGTCGCGGACCTTGGCGAGGGCTTGCCAGCGGCCGGGGGCAACCTCAGTGCGGGTGATGGTGCCGTGGGTTCCGATGGGGAGTGGTGGGCGGGCCATATATCTTCGGTTTCCTGAATTTCTGCGGAATTCTTTCCGGTTAATCGGTCCCGGAAAAACGATTCAATTGCAAAGGCAATCGGTGCTGATGGATATATTCAACAGCTGCGCGAAACTGTACAATTTTAGATAGGTTCGTGCAGGTTGCAACCCGTTTACGGCGTTCTGTAACGAACTGTCAGTGCCGTCCCATATGGTGTTTGAATTACCGGACAATTGCCGACGGCAAGTGAACAGAAAATTTGACAAGATGCACGAATCATACGACCACCTCCCCCGCGAGTCCTGGCTGAAAATGCTGGCCGAAGGCCTCCGCGGCTTCGACCCCGACAACCTCCCGACGCGGCACATCGCTCCGGTCGCCCTGCTACTTACCGCCGTCAATCTGGTCACCGAGGCTGGTGGCGAGCTCGGCGACTTCGCCAGCGAGGTGAGCCTCACTCTCCTCCGGAGCGTCGGGGTCGCCCCGCCCGGCGGTGAGCGACTTGACGATGCCGACGATGTAGCCCCGCTCGGATGGGGTGAGAAGGTCAGCTGAGGCGGGCAGCTGCAGCGCGAGCAGCGACGTGTGCGTCCTGACCGGCACGCCGAGGGATGCGGCGATCGCGAGGACGATTGTGTCATCGGGGACGCTCAGTGCCCGGGCCAGTCCCGCGATCGTCGTCGGCGCCGGCCATGACTTCGGCGTGCCGGTGGCGAGGTCGTTGAACGTCTTCTTCGACACCACGTCGCCGCTCGCGTGCGATAGGTCCTGATACGACCATCCGGTCGCTGTGCGTCTGTCTTCTATGAGCCGCCGGATCGTCGGCTGCTCACCTGGTCGTGCGTCTACCATCTCGATCCTTTCCGTCTACTACCGGTTTAGACTGTGCCGTCTACCAACAGGGTACGGCTTGTCTGGCTCACGCGTTACAGTCTTATCCCATATTCGCCCAGCGTATAGACGCTGTTACCCATCTCACTCTGAACTTCTTCGCTCCGCTATCGTCTACCAATGGGGTACAGATCGGGGCGTGTCGCTTGCCGACAGCGCGGCTACCGGGCTACGTTGGACTGGTCCGGAACGCACCGGACGAAATCCACCTCGAAGGGACGACCTGGCATGTCAGGAGCCCGGCTCAAGAGCCGCACCACCCTCCTCGCGCTGATGCGCCAAGAAGGCATCTCGCAAGGAGAGCTCGCGAACCGGGCCAACTGCTCCAAAGGCTTTGTCTCCCACCTCGCTACCGGCAGGAAGACGACCTGCAGCCCGGCGCTCGCCATCCGGCTCGCGAGGTCGCTCGGCGTCCCCGCCCGCGCGCTTTTCGAGGCCCCGCCGTCCCCCGCTGATAGCCGAACCGCACCCCGGCGATCACCGAAGGCGGCAGAAACGCCGCGGGCCGCCCGACGCCCCAACGTCGAACGGCCCGCACCAACGAACAGGAATGGAGAGACACCATGCCCAACCCCCAGCGTAACCCCACGCTCACACAGGACGAACTTGACCGCGCCGGGCTCACCGTCGACGTCCCGACCGCCGGCCGCGCCTTCGGCCTCGGGAAGTCGCAGTCGTACGTCTACGCCGAGCAGGGAAAGTTCCCGTTCCGGGTCCATCAGATCGGCCACCGCAAGGCGGTAGCGACCGCGGACCTCCGCGCAGCACTGGGACTTTCGCGATGAACAGCTTCGTGCTCATGGCGATCGTCTCCGTCTGGGTCTGCATCTGGATCATCTGCCGCCACATCGTGATCGCGCTCCACCGCCGATACATCGCCGACCTCGAGATCCGCGCCCGGATCCGACGCGAGTACCGCGCTGAGCTCGCCGCCCGCCGAGCCCGCGTCCGAGTCCGCGGATGCACCTGCACCGCCTGTCACACCCTCACTCCCGTCGTCCCCGGGAGTCCGCGCCGATGACCGTCCTCCTCTTCCTCGCCGGCCTCACCGCTGTGCTGGCCCTCGCCTACAAGTTCACCCCGGCGTCGTCCGGGCCCGTCAGCAAGGAATCCTGAAATGCCCACCGTCACACTCGTTACCGCCACGATGCGGTTCACCTGCGAACCGAGCGGCCCGGCGTGGCCGATGGTCGACATCGCCGACGTCGGCCCCGGTGGCGCGACGGAGATGTACCCCGGGACGGTCGTCGTCACCGCCACCGTCGCCGAGGACGGAGATGTCGCCGCCACCACCATGATCACGGGGCGTCCTCACGGCGCTCACCCCGGCGTCGAGGTCACGCGGTGGTTCACCGACGGCGACGACCTTCCGCCGTTCGCGACCGAGTTCGCCGAGCACGCGAAGAAGTCCGTCGTCCGCGCTACCGAGGCGGTGGCGGCATGACCGGGCAGCAGGGCGTCGCACCGCAGGACGTCGTCGTCGACCTGTCGGGCATCGCGCCGATCCTAGCGCAGCTCGCCGACATCCGTCTCGAGAAGTCGAAGCTCGAGGACCAGGAGAAGGTGCTCACCGACATCGTGAAGGCGGCGCTCGGGTCCGAGGGCACCGTCGGTCAGGTCGACGGCGAGACCGTCCTGACGTTCCGCCCCAACGGCAAGCCCGGTACGAGATTCGACAAGAACGCGCTCAAGGCTGACAACCCCGAGATGTACGAGAAGTACATCATCGAGACCCAGCCGAACCGCCCGTTCGTCCTGCTGAAGAAGGACGGTGCGCGATGAGCACCAGCATCGCGAACACGGCATCCCGTGAGGCGCACGAGCTCACCTCCGCGTACGTCGACAGGTTGCGGTACGCGCGGGAGCAGGAGCGGATCGCCGCCGGCCACGCGCCGTACAGGTACACGCCTCCCGAGGTGACGCACCCCGCGGTGGCAGAGGGGTGCACCGATCCCGAGTGCGGGCGGCGCGCGCTGCGTGACGGCTGGTGCTCTCGGCACCTGGCCGCGATGGCGGGAGGCGCCCGATGACGCGCCCGGATCCGCTGCTCGGCGCGCAGCCGGGCGACACATTCCAGATGCCAGGCGCTGCAGCGTTGGTGCGCCACCGAGGCGGGTGGACGGCCGTGTACCACAACGGCGCCACGAAACTGATGTCCGAACGCGATTTGCGGAAGATGGTCGGCGTCGAGCCCATGATCCGCGAGACGCACGCCCTCGCGATGCGCGACAGCGGGTTCCAGGACGGCGAGAAGGCCGGGTTCCCCAAGGGCTACGAGGCCGGCATCGCCGCCGAACGTGCCCCGCTGGCCCCGGACAACGCCGAACACCTGCGGCAGGTCGCGAAGTTCATTCGAGACAACCGCCACAGTCTGAACCAAGACCAGTTCGAGGCCGCCTCGGTGGCGCGGGAGTACGACGAGGAGGCCGATCGCCTGGACCGTGAGCGCTCCACGAAGGCGCAGGCCGCCGCCGACATGAAACGGGCACAGGAGCTCTGGGCCACCTGCCAGGACAACGACACCATCGTCGACGTCATCGCCCGCGCGCTCCGCGAAGGCCGGGCCGACCGCCCCGAGGGCGGTGCATCGTGACCGCGCTGCGGATCCTCGCCGCCACCCTCGCCGCACTCATCGCGACCATCGCCCTCGCCGCCAACTGGCACCGCGCACCCGCCGACCCGCACCACCCCCTCAAAAGAGTGGGCCGCCATCTACTGCACCGTCGCCAGCGCCGGCACCATCGCCGCCCTCGCGTGGTTCGCAATCACCGGAGGAACCCCATCGTGACCGCACCCTCGATCCAGGAACACCTACACCTCACCGAGGCCGACCTCATCGCCGAGCAGGTCGCCGAGATCATCCGCTACGAGAACCGCAACCATCCCCGCAGCCTGCAGAAGGAACTCGGCCCGTCCGAGATCGGCCACCCCTGCAGCCGCAAGCTGGTGCTGCACATCATCGACGCACCCGAGTGCAACCCCGGCATCGACCCGCTCCCGTCCGAGATCGGCATCGCCTACCACGCCCGCATGGAGCGGCACCTCCTCGCCACCAACATGCGGCTGGGCCGCGAACGGTACATCGCCGAGCAGCGCGTCACCACCTGGTACGCGGGGGAGAACGGCGCCGGGGACCTCGTCGGGTCCGCCGACTGCTACGACATCGACGAGCAGCGCGTCCTCGACTGGAAGATCCTCGGCAACACGTCCATGGACGCGATGCGCCTGCACGGCCCCAAGGTTTCGTACCAGCGGCAGGTCCAGCTCTACGGCCGCGCCTACGAGCTCCTCGGCTACCCCGTGAAGTCCGTCGCGATCGTCGCGATCCCCAAGTCCGGCACCACCCACGGGATCAAGGCGTACCCGTACGCCTACGACCCCACCGTGGCCGACGAGGTCCAGGCCCGGTGGCACCAGCTCATCGTCCTCGCGGACGTCCTCGGCGTCGAGAAGAACCCGCAGATGGTCGCCGCGGTCGAGGCCACCGCGGAGACGTGCGAGTTCTGCCCGTTCTTCTCCCGCAAGCCGGACGGCTCGGGCTACCAGTGCCCGGGCCCCGGCAAACCCATGATCCCCGCCCCGACCGGGGCGTGAACCCCATCCCCACCAGGAAGGAAAACCCATGTCCGAGAACGACACGGAGACCGCCGAGGAGTCGCTGACCGACTTCGCGGTCGTCCTCGCCCAGCACGACAAGGGCCGCGCCCTCGTCGAGGCGTCCCGCGCGCTCGCCGAGTGCGTCGACGCCGCGCTCGCCACCGGCAAGAAAGGCGGCAGCGTGACGGTGAAGACGACCGTCGAGCCGCTCGAGTCCGGTGCTGTGCGGCTCGCCGTGAACGTCGAATCGAAGCCGGTGCGCGAGCCCGCGCAGTCCATCTGGTTCACCGACGGAACCGGAACCCTGTCCCGCGACAACGCGGGCATGTTCTACGGCAGCAAGTAACCCCACCCCAGGAGAGACAAAACATGTCCGACAGCAACATTCACCTTCCGCAGGTCGAAACCGAGGTGATCGCGCCCGAGGAGTTCGGCGTCGACGGCCCCGTGCACGTCCTCGTCGCCAACGGGGTCGAGGGCCTCGAGACCAGGGTCATCGACATCCGCGGCGAGGCGCCCGACGCGTTCCCGCCCCGCACCGTCGACCACCGCGCCGTCACCGACCAGGCGTCGTTCCTCGCCGAGATCCGCCGCCGGCCGCTCGTCACAGGCGAGTCGACGGTGTGGGCGAACCGCAAGACCGGGCAGGTCACCGTCGTGTACAACGAATTGTCCCCGGACCCCGCGGACGACTACACGCGGCGGGACGACCGGCTCACGCTGCGGTTCGTCGAGGACCCGAACTGGCGGGTACTCATGGCCGCGATCGACGCCGACCCGTGCGGGCAGGAGGAGTTCTCCGACCTGATCGAGAAGGTCGGGCACCTCATCACCTCGCACCAGACGGCCGAGCTCATGGAGATCGCGCTCAGCCTCCGCGCCAGCACGTCCGGCACGTTCGAGTCCCGCATCAACCGGGCCAACGGCTCCCAGGTCCTGTCGTACGCGGAGGAAGTGACCGCGACCGCGGGGCGGACCACGCAGCTCGAGGTCCCCACGACGATCACGTTCCGCGCGTCCCGGTTCGAGGACTTCCCTCCGATCGACGTCACGTGCTGGCTGCGGCTCCGCACCGGCGGCGGGAAGGTGCGGCTGTCCCTCGACGCGCAGCCCTTCGACCACGTGATCCGCGCGACCTGGCAGACCGTCGTCGACGACCTGTCCGAGAACCTCGGCGTGCCCGTGTACGCCGCGAACCTCTGAAATACCCCACCCTGAAAGGAAATCGACAGATCATGACCATCCCCCAGCAGGCCCCCACCCTCGCCCAGATGCTCAGCGGCGGCGGCAAGTACTTCAAGTTCGAGAAGATCGGCGACAGCGTCTCCGGCATCATCGTCACCGTCCACGACCCGGAGCCCCAGACCGACATCAAGGACGGCACCCCGGTCATCGACAAGAAGACCGGAAAGATCAAGTATCAGTTCCGGATCGATGTGCAGACCGACATCCGCAACGACGAGGACGACGACGGCCTCCGCACCCTGTACGTCCGCGGGTGGATGACCGGCGCGATCTCCGACGCGCTGCGGGCCGCCGGGTCGAAGACCCTCGACCCGGGAGCGCGGCTCACCGTCGCGTGCAACGCCCTCGACGATCCGCCGTTCGCGGGTGCGCGGGAGGTCAAGAAGTTCGCGGCGTCGTACGAGCCGCCCGTGCAGGGCGCTTCGGCGGCGGCGAACGCGCTCCTCGGTGAGCAGGCCGCCGCGGCACCGACGCCTGCCGCACCGGCTGCTCCGCCGGCTCCTGCCGCTCCGCAGGCCCCGGCCGCGCCCGCTGGCCCGCCGCCCGGCATCGACCCCACCCAGTGGGCCGCCTGGTCGCCCGAGCAGCAGCAGCAGGTCCTCGCCGCCATGCCGAACTTCTGACGCTCGGCCGGTAACACCCCTCCGGGGCCGCGGCCAGCACCCCAAACCCTGCTGGCCGCGGCCCCACCCCACCCCATTCAGGAGCACCGATGGACGAGACGAAAGCCCGCCGCGAGATCACGTTCTCGACCGCCGGGATCCCTGGCCTCCACGCCACGTTCACCCACGAGAAGGCCGTGTGGATGGCCGCCCCGGTGGGGAAGGCGCGCGACCTGTTCTACCGCGCGCACGAGCTCGCCGACTACGCCCGCGAAGCGCAGCGCGCCCTCAGCCTTGTGGTCGGCCGGCACCCCGAGATGTACCCGGAGCTGCGGCCCGTGCTCGTGCTCCTCGAGAAGGCGGCGGCCCGCGTCCCCTGGGGCACCGCCCTCGACCAAGAGATCGCCGCCCGTGAGGCGGCCCGGGCGGCGGAGAAGGCGAACCGGAAACGCCTCCCGAAGTTCACCCACTGACCCCCCGATCACCAACGAACAGAGGAAACATCATGACCACGAACGACCCCTTCGCCACCCCGCAGGCACCGACACGCACCCAGGTGCTCAACACGGCGAAGAACATCATCAACGGATCGCGCCGCCAGGAGTACGGCTCCCCGAAGGACTCCTTCGAGCGGATCGCGCAGCTCTGGACCATCACCCTCGGCCACGCGGTCACCGCGCACGAGGTCGCACTGTGCATGGCGCAGCTCAAGATCGCGCGTCTCGTGCAGACCCCGACCGGCGCCGACTCGTGGATCGACCTCGCCGGGTACGCGGCGCTCGGCGCCGAGGTCGCAGGCGCGACGGTCGAGGAGGCGCACTGATGTCCGAGCCGACCTACGTGCAGCTCAAGCGGTCGCTGCACATCGTGCTCGATTGCTGGCTCGACGACGTCGAGCGCATGAGGTTGGAGGTGTTCCGCGCGAGGAGCGCGCAGCAGCGCGCCGAGGTCCGCCGCCGGGACGCTGAGAACCGGCTCGCGACGGTGCGCGCCCGGGTCGCCCAGGCGGGGCGGGATGGGCTGCTCACGCATCGCGGGGAGTGGCCGGCCGAGGTGCTCGACGCCGCGGTCCGGGCCCTCTACGGGTTCGTGGTGGAGTCGCCGAGGTACGCGAAGGGGCAGCGCTCCGCGGTGGCCGACGTTTTGGATGCCGCGGCTCGTGCGATCCTCTACGCGCGCCTCGACGACATCCACGACGCGGTCGCCGACGACGAGGACGGTGCAGCGTGAACGCGCAGGGAGCACTACGCCGAAGCCGAACGGCTCCTCGACCTCGCCGCCGAGGAGTACGACGTCGCCGACCCGTACCACGCCAGCGCCGTCGCGAGTGCCCAGGTACACGCCACCCTCGCCCTCGCCGCCACCTTCACCCCGCCGGATACCCGGCCCGAGCCGCACAGCACCGCATGGTGCAACGCCCGCGACTCCTGGGACAGCATCCCCGGCGGCCGCCGCTTCGACGACCTCGACCCCGAGCTGCAGGCCGCGCTCGCCGCCCGATGGCAGCGGACCCATGGGTAACGCGCTCGCCACCCGGCACCCCGCAGACCACCCCACCGCGAACCAGGAGAACCACCATGGCTGAATCACTCGGCACCATCCCCGCCAACTTCACGATCAGAATCGACCTCGACGGCGCGCACTTCTGCACCGTCGACACGACCGGCAAGCTGCCGATCACCGTTACCGGGTGCATCTCGGGCGACGTGCCGCAGATCAAGATGCACCTCGACGAGGACGACGTGCGCGCCGTGCTCGCCGACGCGCTGCGCGCCGCCGCCGACCGGATGGAGCACGGCGATGCCTGAGATCAACGTGGCCCGAACCCGCAGCATCACTTTCAATCCCGACCGCGACACCCTCACTGTCGAGAACATCCGCGACCTTGTCGACGGCTGCGGCAGCGGCCAAGTCGTCTTGGTCACGGTCGACACGATCCGCGGCGATCGGCCGTACGAATCCGACCAGACCACGGTGATCCTGGAAGTGGAGGACGCATCATGACCGGCCGGCCCGTCGTGATCGTCGACGTCGAAACCACCGGCCTCGACCCGGAATACGACGACGTCTGGGAACTCGCCGTCATCCACCTCGACAGCGCAGGCGGCATCTGGTCGTTCACCGGGTTCGTCGAGCACGACACCACCCTCGCGAAGCGGCTACCCGCCCCGTTCCGGGCGGATCACGATCGCCGCTACGACCCGAAGCGCGCGTACACGTGGGCCGAGATCCGCGAGCACCTCACGCCGAACCTGGCCGGCGCCACACTGGTAGGCGCGCAGCCCTGGTTCGACGCCGCGTTCCTCGCCCGAATCCTCGGCGGCACGCCGTGGCACTACCGGATGCGGTGCGTCGAATCCATGACCGCCGGCCACCTCGGCCGGGACATGGGCGGCCTCGACGACTGCCTCGCCGCGCTCGACCTCACCGAGAACGCCCACCCACACCAGGCGCACAGCGACGCGGTCGCCGCGCTGCGCATCTGGGAATACCTGATCGCGCAGGAGACACGGCGATGAAGCTCAAGAAGATCCTCGACTACCGCGAGCACTGGGGCGACCGCGTCGCCTGGAAGATCGGCAACGTCGTCGGCGACGACTTCGGCCCCGGCGGCGTCATCGACGCAGGCATCACCGTCAGCGACGCCGGCATCTTCACCGAGTACGTAGGGACCACCCGCAGCTCCTCCGAGCGCCGATGGCTCTCGCTCTCCGTCGGGCTGACGGTCTGGCGGTGGGGTGCATGGATCGCGGTGCGCACCACGGAGGTGCGTCATGGCGAATGACCCCATCGCGGACCTGGTCCGCCAATGCCCGCCCGAGATCGTCCGCGGGATGACCGTCCAGATCGACACCGAAACCGTGACCGTCACCCAGGTCTACGACCGCGCCGCCTACGAGCACTACGCGGCGGAGCGCGAGCGCACCGCCGCCGAGCACCGCAAGCACTTCGCCGACTTCATGAACGACGTCGACGTCACACCCCAGGAGACCCCCGATGCCTGAACCCACCGCCCTGATCCTGTACGGCGCGTCCGACGACCTACTCGAGGTCGAGGGCCACGTCGAAGACGAGTTCGCCGCGTACGGCGGCTGCACCGTCGTCGTCGAGGCCCCGACCGGCGAACGCGTGTGGATCCGCGCCGTCTTCGACGACGACCAGGACCTGCGCGGCATCAACTCCGCCGAGTCCGAGAGCGAGTGGGTACTTTCGGTGCTGCACACGGACGTGCTCACGGTGTGGCCGTGGCCGATCCGGTTCATCGCCCGGCACGACGAACGGCACGACCTCGACGACCCGGCGGTGGTGATCGAGTGCCCGGTCGGCACGACGGTGCGCGAGTGGACGGAGGACGACCGTGCCTGAGCCACGCCTCCTGCCCGAGATCCGCGCCGACCTCGCCCAACTCGACGCCTCCCAGGCGACGCCCGAGGAGGTGGTCCGCCTCCTCCGCGACGTCGGCCCGCTGTGCAACGAGGTCGAGCAGCTCCGCGAACACAAGGCCACCCTGCTGGACGCGATCGACGGGAAGGTCACAACCCTCATCGACCGCGAACGCGACCAGGTCCGCGCCAGCGCCGATCGGCTCGCCGCGACGGTACGGCACCTCGTCCGCTGGTCCGGCCACGGCATCGCCGGCCTCATCGACGAGGGCTACCTACAGGACGGTGACCTCGGATGAGCACCGACAGCATCATCGAAAGCCTCCGTGAACTGCCCCTCGACGACCTGATCAAGGCCGCCCGCGCCAACGGCGCACTCCACCACGGCAGCCTCGGCTCGCACACGCACTCGCTGCCCGGGATCACGCCCGCCCCTGACGACTACATCGAGGCACTCATCGGGCGGATCGTCGTGAGCCCGCCCGCGGGGTGGCGCACCGGCCGCGAGGACGCGCTCCGCGCCGAACGCGACGCCGCGCAGGACTGGGCTGAACTCATGGGGCAGGCCGTCGTCGACATCCTCGGCATCCACCAAGACGAGGTGCCGAACAAGGAGGAGCTGCTCCGCCTGGCGCAGACCGCGGCGGCGCGCCGGGTGGAGACCGCCGACGATATGGACGCACTGCCCGACGGAACGGTGATCCGCGCTGAACGCATCGTCGAAGGGCGCCGCCGTTCGATCGGCTACTACTTCGAGCGCCGAGGCAAGACGTGGACCGATATGGATCCGTCAGACCGCAGTGACGGTGAAGACACCTTCCGAAGCCGCGACGTTCGCGCCTACTGCGACGGCACGATCACCGTCCTGTGGACCCCCGGGGCGGGGGAGTGATGGCCCGCAACCACGGCTGGCACGGCGCCACCAGCGCCATCCGCGTCGCCGTCCTCCACCCCACCCGCCGAACCGTCCTCACCTACGGCGACCACATCGGCACGTGGCACGGCATGGCCGCCATCAACTGCGACGACGGCACCGCCCGCTACGTCCACCCCGTCAACATCCGAATCCTCTGACCCCGAAAGCCCCAGCCATGACCGACACCACCATCACCGAAATCCGCACCGCCGCGCTGCGCGCCGCCGTCGACTGGGCCGACGACCACGCCACCCACGGACACAACCACCTCCCCGAGGGCGCGATCCTCTCCGTCGCATCGAAGTTCGCCCACTGGATCGAGACCGGCGACGGCCCCCAGCCCCGCACCCTCACGCCGGCCGACACGATCCCCCTCGACGCCGCGGTCGCCGTCTCAGGGGAACGAGGCCCCACCACCCCCAGCCCCGCCGACCTCGCCGCCCGAGTCCTCACCCGCACGAAAACCCACTGACACCAAGCGATTTCGCATACCCAAAACGTCCCCCAACAGCGCCCGAACCGTCCCCCGTCAGGAGCCAACGACATGCCCGACGACACCACCCCCACCGGATTCCCCATCACCGACACCGAAGCGTATTGCGCCCTCGTGCACGAGATGTTCCTCGCGTACCTCCACGCCGGATTCACCGAACCCCAGGCGATGCAGCTGCTCTGCGCCCACATCAACTCCACCGACGGAGGTACCCGGCCATGAGCGACCTCACCGGCCGCGGCCAACGCGGCCCCGACGGCCTGTTCGTCGACAGCGACTTCGACACCGGCCGCCCCGACCCCATCGAGTACGAGGCGGGCTCCGCCGCCGTGCCCCAGGCGGCAGACCCCGCACCCCTGTGCCCGCAGTGCGGGCAGAGCACCGACATCGACCCCGACACCCAGCTGCGCCACTGCGGCTGGTGCTGGTGGACAGCGCCGGCCGGTGACCGATCATGACCGCCCCGATCGTCGACAGCGTCACCGACCTCGAGGAGCAGCTCTCGCGGGAGATCCCGTGCGACACCCGGGCGCTCAAGAACCACCGCGGCGCGGACGCCGAGCACGGCCCCGCCCGGTGGCTGCTGATCATCCGCGCGTGCGACGGGATAAGCGTCCCCATCTGCGAGGACTGCGCCGCTGTGATCCGCGAGTGGATCGCGGCCGGGAAGACGGCCCGGTGCTTGAAGTGCGGGCGCCGCGCCCCGCTCTCCGAATTCTTCTCTCTCAAGGAGCTCTGACCGCATGACCGCCAGCATCACTGACCTCGGAGCGCGCCGCACCGTCGAACGCGCCGAACGCCTCCTCGCCGGCCCCCGCCTCAAGGTCATCGCCGGGGACGACACCGTCGGCGACGTCGTGCCCGTCCCCGCCGCGCTCCTCGCCGAGCTTCTCGACCTCGCGCGCCCTGCGAACCAGATCCGCCCCGCGCTGCTCGTGCACGACAGCGGCACAACGATCGCCCTCGAAGTGTGGCCGACCCGCACCGAGATCGGGCGCGGAGTGTACGAGCTGCACGCCCCCGCGAGCAGCAGTCACGCGCTCGGCATGTGGCTCTCCCGGCTCAAGCCGACGGCGCACCGCGGGTCGCTGTGGATCCGGTTCGACGGTGCCGCGCGCATCGTCGACGAGATCCGCATCGGGTCCGGCACGCACAAGGCGCCGTCCGCCCGGATCGCCCTCGGCCCGCAGATCCCCGAGGCCCGAGCATGACCGGCGCGCGCGTCGCCGCGGCCGTCGCCGCAATGATCCTGATCGTCGGCTGCTTCGCGGAGTTCGTCCGCGACATGCGGAAGCCGGGCGGCGGCAGCCCGTACGTGTTCCTCGGCACCGTGATCCTCGCCGGGTACGGCGGCGGGTACCTCATCAGGTTCGCGCTCACCGGGGAGGTCACGTGAACCTGCCCGCGAAGCCCAACGGCGAACCCCGCCTCTGGACCCCAGAAGAAGCCGCAGCCCTCGGCCGGTGCGTCATCTGCGAGCACCACCCGCCCACCCAAGGACACGACTACCGGTGCCCCGCCTACCCGGTGTGGCACCTCGCATCGGGAAAACCGAACCGCCCGTACATCAGCGACGAGATTCGCGCCCTCGCCGCCCAGCCCGACCCCGAAGCCGAGCAGCCCGCCCCGCCCGAGGCCCTCGACCTCGACGTCCAGATCCAAGGAGACACCCAGCCATGACCAAGGGCGCCCCACCGCCACTGACCGTCGACCAACTCGACGCGCTCCGTTGCTTCTCGAGCCTCCCGGAGGCCGTCGCGCTCGTCACCGACCCCACCGCGGCCGCGATCACCACGATGGGGCCGGTCGACGGCTACTGGATCGCAGGCGCGATGTCCGGCGGGCACATCGGTCCCGACGGTATCCGCGTGACACTCCGCGACAGCCAGCACGTCACAATCACCGTCCCCGAACTGCAGGCGTGGTCCCGTGCGCTCCCGGACTGGGTCCGAATCGCCACCGACGACGACGGACGCCGAACCTTCTTCCACCAGTTCACGATGGCCCGCTGCGCGAACCCCAACCGGCCAGCCCGCCACACGCCGTCCACCGGCGGTAACCCCGTACGCGTGATCCGCATCTGCCGCACCCCGTGGTCGAAATACGCAGCCATCGAGAAGGCGATAGGCGGCATCATCAACGTCGGCATGGACTTCCCGTACCCGTGCCGCTGGTGCATGCGCTGGATCATCTACCGCGACACCGACACGGGCATGGTCGACACCGCGGTCGCCGAACTCAACACGCTCGGTGTGATCCTCGAAGACCTGCGGACACCGCTCGCAGAGCCGGAGCCCGAGTACGAAGGCCAGGGCGAGCTGTTCCATCTCGCACCGAGCGGAACAGCGGTGGTCGCATGACCGCACCGTACTTCACCGACGAGTCGGTCACCCTGCACCACGGGGATGCGCTGACCGTGGCGCGCACCCTCGACACAGGCTCGGTCGACTGCATCGTCACCAGCCCGCCCTACTTCGGCCTCCGCTCCTACCTCGACGACGACCACCCGGACAAGGCGGCCGAGCACGGCGCCGAGCCGGACCCGCGGCTGTTCGTCGAGCGGCTCGTGCGCCTGTTCCGGGAGCTGCGGCGCGTGCTCGCCGACGACGGCACCCTGTGGCTGAACCTCGGCGACAGCTACGCCACCCAGGGCGGCGTGCGCACCGTCGGCGAGAACTCGTGGACCGCGGGGCAGGCGCGCACCGAGATGCAGCCGACCAAGTCGCGGAGTCGGCCGACGGATATCACGCCGAAGAACCTGCGCGGGATCCCGTGGCGCACCGCGCTCGCACTACAGGACGACGGCTGGATCCTGCGCAACGACATCATCTGGTCCAAGCCGAACGCCATGCCCGAGAGCGTCACCGACCGCCTCAGCTCACGGCACGAGCACCTGTTCATGCTGACCAAGAGCCAGCGTTACCACTTCGACCTCGACGCGATCCGCGAGCAGTACGACGGCGACCGCGACCTGTCCCGGCGGGCGCGCTCGGGCGCGACGAACAAGGAGAACAGCGTCCCCCGCGCATGGCCGCCCGTCGGCGGTACGAAGCAGGAGGGGCTGACCTCGACGCGCAGCGGCAACGTTCCAGAGCGCGGTGCGGGGCGAAACCCGGGCGACGTGTGGGAGATCGCCACCCAGCCGTTCCCCGGCGCGCACTTCGCCACCATGCCCGTCCGGCTCGCCGAACGCTGCATCCAAGCCGGATGCAAACCCGGCGGCACCGTGCTCGACCCGTTCAGCGGCTCCGGCACCACCGGCCTCGCGGCCGCCCGGCACGGACGCCGGTACGTGGGCGTCGATCTCAACGCCGAGTACCTCGATCTGTCCCTGCGCACGCGCCTGCAGGCGCCGACCCTCGACCTCGGAGGCACCGCATGACCCAGACCGCCAGCACCGACGGGCAGGACCTCGGCCTCGCCGACATCATCCACCTCCTCGGACACCGCCAATGGACGTCGATCATGCAGAAGCAGGTCGGCGCCTCCAAGGTCATCAACCACCACGTCACCCCCGGTATCGTCCCCGCGCTCGCCGCGGGGCTCGTCGACAGCGACGTCTGGTACGGCGTCAACGAGATCAGCACCCCGCCGGCCGACAACCGGCGCGCCACCGAACGCACCGTCGGACGGTGGTGCGCGGTATGGGCCGACCTCGACTTCGGGACCGGCAAGTCCGGCGACCAGGACACGATCAACGCGATCATCGACGACATCACCGCGGCGTACGGCACCGAACCCGTCTTCATGACGCTCTCCGGGCACGGCGTGCAACCCGTGTGGACCCTCGACCCGCACGACCCCGCCACCATCCTCGACACCCCCGAGAAGCGCGCCCGCGCAGTCGCGCTCCTCAAACGCCACGGCCGCCTCGTCCAGGCCTCGGCGGCGGCCCGCGGCGTCAAGGCCGACTCCGTGTTCGACCTCCCCCGCGTCCTCCGCGCCCCAGGCACCGTCAACTGGAAGTACCCGAACGAACCCGTCGAGACCGCCGCGATCCGCGGCCAAGGCGCCCCGATCACCGTCGCCCAGGTCGAGGACGCCCTCACCACCGCCGGGGTCGAGGCGATGGACGCCGACCAGCCCGTCGACGCGCCCGTCGTCGCCGCCCCGTCCACGTGGCGGTACCGCGACCAGGGGCAGCAGCAGTGCAAGTACGCCGACGACATGATCCGCGGGTGGGCCGCGGACCAGCCCGCCGCCCGTCACCCGTGGCTCGTCGCCCAAGCGACCCGCATCGCGGCAGCCCGCCGCCACGGATGCTTCACCGCCGGGGACGCGCTGGCCGCCGAACGGGAGCTGCAGACCCGGTTCCACGTGCTGTGCGCCCGCGCCGGCGACGCGCGCGCCGTGGGCCGGTTCGAGGTCGAGCAGGCCATCCGCTACGGGCAGGACCTCGTCGCCACCATGCCGGACGCCCGGGTCGCGGAGGAGCTCGGCGATCACGAGCACCCCGGGGGCGGCGGGGGATCGGACCTCGATGCGCTCCGCGCGCTCATCGGCCGACCCGGGCAGGTTTCAGGGGAAACGGCCGCCCCCGCACTTACAACCGGGACGACCGAGCTCAACGACGTGATCGCCGAGATGGGGCTCACCGACGAAGTGAACGCGCTCCCCGACACCGACGACGAGCAGGAGGAGGACCAGAACCCCGCCGCAGGCGCGGGCAGCTACATCGACGAGCACGGGCGTCTCCACCTCACCGGCTACACCCCCGACACCGATCTCGAAGCGATCGAAGGCGACTTCTGGACTGCGCGCCCCGACCTCGAACAAATCTTCCGCGTGAGCCTGCTCGCGCACGCCGCCCCCTGGGCCGTCCTCGGGCAGGTGATCGCCCGCACCCTCGCCGCGATCCCGCCCGGCGTGCAGATCCCACCCACCAGCAGCGCGTACGCCGAGGACGCCCGCGTCGGCGGATCCCTGAACCTCCACTTCGCGATCCCCGGCAAGTCCGGCGCCGGCAAGGGCGAAAGCGCGAAGGTCGCGAAGCTCCTCGCCGCCCGCGACGGCTACGAGATCCGCGGCATCGGATCGGGGGAGGGGCTCGCCGCCATGTACTGCGGCCCCGACCCGAACGACCCGAAACGCAACATCATGGTTCGGCACCAGATCCTCGTCAGCATCAACGAAGTCGACGCCCTCGCCGCCCTCTCCGCAAGATCCGGGTCGACGGTCGACACGGTGCTCCGCGAGGCCTACAGCGGCGAGCGGCTCGGCCGCGAGTACCGCGGCGCCAACAAGATGCCCGTGAACGACCACACCTACCGGTTCGTGTCCGTCATCGGCGTCCAGTACGCCCGCGCCGGCGCGCTGCTCAACCGGGCCAGCGGCGACGGTGGCACCGCGCAACGCCTGTTCTGGGCGTCCACCAAGGACAAGCGCGCACGCGCCGCGCGCGCCGCGCTCCACGCTTACTACGCGCAGGGCGGCGTCGAACTGCCGCCGATCGTGCGGGCCCCGGAGATCCTCGGCAGCTCGTGGCCGCACGCCAGCCGCGGCGAGTTCATCCTCATGCCCGCCGCCGCCGGGGACGAGATCGCCGAGCACCGGCTCAACGCGATGGAGCAGGAGGAGGACTCGGAGAGCGACCTCGAGGCGCACAGCCTGTTCACCCGATGCAAGATCGCCGTCGCGTTCGCGGCGATGGCGGGGCGCACCGCGGTCACCGACCAGGACTGGGAACTGTCCGGCACGGCGATGGCGGTATCGAAGCTGACCCGGGAGCGCACCGAGGCGGCGCTGCAGGCCGCGGCGCACCGCGACGCCCGGGAGCGTGGCGAGCTCCGCGGCATCGAGTGGGAGCAGGCGAAGACCACCGAGGCCGACGAGCGGCGCGAGAAGGTCGCGTCCGCAGCGCGCCGGATCCTCTCGGTGCTCGCCGACGGACCGGCCAGCGCACGGGAGCTGCGCGCCCGGCTGTCGAAGGTCCAGCGGACGCACCAGCAGGCCGCACTCGACCACCTCGAAGCGGACGGCCTGATCGCTCGCGAGGACCAGGGGCGAGGCCCCGCAGGCGGGAAACCGACGGTCCTGTTCCGGCTCGCTGAGGCGGCGTCGTGACG